AGGTTACCCCAGTAAATATCAGCCATGCCTTTGGTTAGATACTTGTCGAGGTTTCTTTTAACAGTCTCACTACTACCTTTAGATGCAAGATAAGTGTTTATCTTCTTACAAATAACCCTTTCAAATGCTGCACCTTTAGTTCTACTGTTAATTGGCATCAGTTATAACCTCTTTTTTACCAGTTGCATGATGTGTGATGGTTAAAGTATTGCCTTGCTTAACCTCTGTATACCCTGCTCCATTATTTACATGGATATACCACTCATCTCTTTCTTGATTAAGTTTTAGCCTATGTAGTTCTACTATGTCGCTAAACTCAGTCATTGTTCCTATCCTCTTCATAAGACACTATGCCAAGTTTAATTAACATCTGACTTGCCTGTTCTATTGTTAGGCTGTTTTGTATTGCAAAGATTTTTATATCTTTATGTAGCTCTTCAGGAATCCAAAGTGCCTTTTTGATTATTTCGTCCATTATTTACTCTCCATATTCATATTAAAATTTATTTCATAATAAAGCAAAGACTTTATTACATCTCCAACCAAAAACCTTATACTATCCTTAAGGGCAAAGGATAAACTCTCCATATAATACTCTACTACTCTCATTATCTTTTTTGCCCTTACTCAATTTCTTTTACTGCAATCAAATCGTTATTTATTTCATTTTGAAATGGCTCACATGAATCTTCACAACCATCAGTAATGTGTAGATGATGCATGTCTTTAAACTTTGTAAAATCTTCAGTTATCATTTTTTGTATATCATCTACAGACTTCCAACCTCTAAAAAATTTAATATCTTCTTGTATTTTATTAGCTATAGCACCATTTCTTGCATATTTTTTTTCCATTCTTCTGGGAAAATCAAATGCACTAGGTTCTTCAACCATTATTGTCATTAGTTTTTTAAATGATTTTTTCCAACACCAAACACAATTACCAAAATGTTCAGGTATTTCTAAATCAAAGGTTTGTTCTTGCCACCAATCTAGCACATCCTGCTTATCAACATTTAAGTCAAGTAATGGATAAATAAAGTTTCTTTTATTATTAAGATTTGCTCTTCTATTCTCATCTGCTCTTATACCTATCGCTAATACATAATCTTCTTTTTTTAATCCTAAATTATTGATATAGCTTTTAATTGGATAATCTTTTAACTCTCTTGTGCAAATTGGAGCTGCTGTAAAGGGTATTCCATATTTTTTTATCTGATCTTCAAAAGGTTCGCCAGTCCTAGATGCTGTTTTAAAATTAACAACATTATGCCTAGTACCCTTGCCTTTTTCGTGTGTTATTTTGGCTTCTAGCCAAATTGTATTAAAGCCAAAATTCTTATCACAATTGTTAATAAATTCTAATGTTTTTTCATGCTCTTGACCTGTATTAGCAAAAATTACAACAACATCCTTCCATTTATCTTTATGTTTTAAAATTTCTTTAGTCATATATCCTGATGTTCTGCCACCACTGAAAGATGTTATTAAAGTTTTATCTTTATCAAAATATTTTTCTAATGAGCCCTTGCTTTCTTCAAATAAGTTTATTTGTTTATTTTTCATTTACAACACCAACTCAACAACATTAGGACTATTGTAAACAGATAGCGGTTTGCCCTTCTGATATTCTTTATAGTTCTCTAAGTATGTTTCCATGATTGACCAACCAAAATCCATTTGCTCTTTAGTCATTCTAAATACCTTAGATGCGTAAGGATATGTTTTCTCTTGTGCTACAAATACAAAGTCATCAACCTTATATCCAGCAGACTCCATACCACGCCTATACCATGCTGCTTGTAGATCATAGCCATACTTCTTGACTGATCTAGCAAAGGTGTAAGGCTCAACTGATTGTGTAGTCTTGTAATCAACAACCACTATCTTATCTTTTGAATCAGTATCATCTAAAGGCGGGCATATTAAGTCAGGCCTACACTTACATAAAACAGCATCTTCATACCAATAGAAACTAGACTCTGCTATCTTATTCCTGGCTTCAAGATAATTATTACCCTCATACACCATTGCATCTTTCATACCATGTATATTTTCTACATCTGCTTCTTTAATTACAGTAAGACCTCTCTTCTCATATTCTTCTTTTAATTCTTTGTTTGCCTTGGTGTATGGACTGCCAGTAATGACAACCACTTCTTTATCAAAGGCTTCTTGCCCTTCTACAAGCAATGAATGTGCTGCAGTTCCAAACCTCATTGCAGGTGTAGTCTCTTGCTTATGTTCTATTGCATGAAGCTGTGATTCACCAAACCTTCTAATATAACTACTACTTATACCTACGCCTTTGTGATATTCATTGTTAGGCATGTCATTGCAAACCCAAGCCTTGCCACGTTGCTTAGGTTGGTATGCTTTTAATTCTTCTATCATTATTCTTTCCCCCATTGATCGGCCATAGCATTTGCTATACCTTGAAATGTTGTTGATCTTATTTTCCACCTTTCAGCATCCTTCCTTCTACCTTGATAGTCGCACCAATATATAGGCTTACCTTTCTTAGCACCACTTTTAAAGTAAGCATAAACTTTAGGCTCTACCATGTCTGTAGGTTCAAGATTGGGTAAGTTCTTTGTCCAAAGACAAGTTCTTTTATTTTCAGCGTCACCAAAATAGTAAGGATGCACTATTTGGTTTGGTTTTCTGTAATGACCATTGACCCAGCCAACTGGATTTTCTACAGCTATTTTCGGTATAGGTGCTTCAATAAGTTTCATAAAGAAATCAAAAGCTTCTAATCTTAACTGCTTTCTTTCTCTAGCCTTATCACCATATCTTTCTTCGTTAAACCATCTAACCCCAGCATTGGTTAAATACTGGCATGGCGGATGTGCAATCATTAAATCCCAACCATCATCTAAAATATCTAAAACATCACCTTGGTAATGCTTACCCTCAGACTCAGTGGGTAAAATGTCACAGCTTGTTGCATCATGTCCATTTTTTGTAAAGGCATCTCTTACAATACCGCTATACTCACACGCTACTAATACTTTCACTTAACCACCCCCATCAAATATGCGATCTCTGTCAAAGACTCCCTGACCTTATGTTCAGATTCGCCAACTTGCACTAAGGTATCACCAGTTAAAGGATTTTTGTAATAACCCCTTATCTCTCTCTTAGGTAGGCAAATCTGCCCACCACCTACTATATTAAATATTACTTCCATTACTTCCCTCTCTTTTTTGTTAGTTTTACTTCGTGACCTTGCTTAATTAACCTAGCTCTTTTTCTAGCCATGTAGAATAAGTCTCTAGTCTTGATGGCAACTACCCAGCCCAAGCTAGGTAGTTTTACTTCTAAAGTGTATCTAGTCATTATGCACCCCCTCTTTGCAATCTTTGAACCTTCTTTATTTGCTTGTCAAATGACCTATAGTTATTAAGGTATTCCTCTCTTCTAGCTAGATTTTCTGTTGGTGTTTCACCAGCAAAAGGTCTCATGTTGTTATATGCTTTTAACCAGTGTGTTCTTTGTTTTTTTAGGTTTTCTAGTTCGTTCATGTTTGACTCCTTATTGTTTAACATACCCCCATTATGCATATATAAATGCATATGTATATATAATAATTAAATTATTTTAAAGGATTAAGAACTGGCACTTGGCTAAGTGCATCTAAGGTTTCTTGTAAAGAGTCTATTTCTAGGGTTGGGGTTATGATCTTTTTGTCAAAAGTAAAGTATGTTTGCGAAGTAGTATTTGGCTTGAAGATAATTCGCTTATGTTCTTGGCTGTAGAAAACAAAAGCAAGAATATCACAATGGTAGTTCTTATAAACTTCTGACATTTGCCTTGATGTCTCTGATGCAAAAGTATATTTGCCTTGCTTGGACTCTCTTCTTGTTTTGACTTGTACTGTATATTTTCTGCCATTTGTTTCAAGTAGGATATCAGCAGGATGTTTGTCTTGGGTTGGATAAACAAAGTCTGCATATTCCAGTAGGAATGTTTGCACTAAGGATTCACCCAAAGCACCTAATCTTGAATTACTTTGATGATCTTCCGATGTCTTTTTTGCCATCTTTGCCACATAGTGCAAGTTGTCTTGAATTGTAATTTGCCCTGTTTGCAGTTTGTATAGCATATTTGCTGTCTAGCAACTCTTCTGATGCTTCCAACCACATACCCATTTCCATTAGGGCTCTTGTCCTTCTAAAACCCATGAATCCCTGTATACCCATTTGAAAGCACATATCAAGGCAAACCATTTGTCCTTTTTCAGGAAAGCTACGCCAAACAGTCCAGTATTCATCTAATTGATTCATAACTCTTTTTATATCGTTATCAAGCAGATACATGGCTTCTTCTTCTGTGATACCTCTGTCTTCCAAATTTCTTCCTGCACCTATTGTCCACCGCGATTCGCTGCATTTATAAAGGGTACACATAACACCTTCATGCCTTATAAGCATTTCTTTTACTTTATCGTACATATTATTTGCTGTGGATTCCTTTTGTTTTTTCAAATGTTCTAAGTGATGACATGCCAAGTAACGATAAAAGTATTGTTGTAAGTTGTGAAAAATCAAACTCAAGAGCTTCAAGTTTTAAATCTGCTCCATTTACCACAGCTATCCAAGTTGCAATAGGCAAGATAATGTAATGAGTGCAAAGGCTAAACCCACAAACATATCCAATACAGGGTCTCCATGACGATACAAACCAGTTCCCGTTCTTCGCTTCTTCAGCATTAAGGCTAATTTGTGCTTTATCCAGCGATATAAGTTCTTTTTGTAAGTCATGTGATAGTTGTTCTTTTAAATCTTTATCCTGAACAAATTTATCCAAGACGTTATTTGCTACTTCAGCAATTTTGGTAATACTCAAAACAAGCCTTTTACTATTAAGGTGAATAATGCAACTACTATTGTAGTAAGACCACCAACCAGCCAAGCCTTTGTGCTATTGACTGAGTTTTGCAAATCATCTGTTTTGCGATAGATGGTCTTCCAACGCTCTTGACATATCGCATCATGCTTTTCTAAATCTGATGCTACTGATGCGATTGTCTTACGTTCTGCCATTATTATTCCTCTGTTACTTCCTCTGCTTCTTCTTCTACAGTTTCAGAAAATGCTTTGACCTGTAGCTCTCTATAGTCAGCAAGAATTACATATCTTTCATAAGCAGATTGTAGTTCTTGTAACTCTCTTTGAGCTACATTTAATTTGCCAGCTATATTTGCCTGATCTTCGTTTAAATCTTCTGCTTTAAAGTCTCTGCCATTAAAGCTAATGATTACATCGTTTTTTACTTCATTCTCGTTACTCATATATCTCTCCTATATGTTTTAAGTTAGTTAATTATATTATATATAAATTAAGGCCTATGACCATAGTGTATTTATAATTGTAATAACAATTACTCACCTATAGTTTTTGTTTCAGTCGTAGGTGTTATTTCTTCGTCTATTTTATCTTTTAAAGATTTTTTTAGGTTAGCAACCTCTTCTTCACCCATAATGCTTTTTACCCAACCTTCTACTATTGTATTAGTCAGATCAGCGAAAGGTACAAAGTCTGAACCAATGTCCTCTAGTGATAGTGATTGAGTACCATAAACACTAGCTGTATATGGTACTTCTTGACCATCTACTTCGTGTGTTTCACTACTTGTTCCATTTAATCTCCAATGGACATTATAAACTGTGTCTGTATTACCCTCATAATCAGGATATACATCTACTGTTTTACAGTCCCATTCGTATGTATTTGCCATCTTTTTTCTCCTATATTGTTGTTATTATAAAACTTAGCAATTCGTTATATCTTACACCAAGTCTCGTTTGTTCTACACCATCATCATCTTCCCAGGTCTGTGATATAAACATACCATAGTCACCTGCATCAAGGCCTTCTGCTGTAAATGCATCTTGTAAGTCTTGTGCTATGACTCCAAAATGATATCTAGCTGTTTCATCAGAATCAGGATTATCATCTTTTTCTGCTACTGAATCTTGCCATCTAAATCTTCTTATTAAACCTTTACACGCTGTAGCAACCCTTTGCTCTGCATCTGTTAAGGCTTGTATATCTTGTTTTTCGTTTCTATCAGAAGTTTGAATAGTGCCATTTGTTGCGTAGATGTCATCAAACCTTGCACCCACAGAACCCAAATCAATTACATTATCAAGAGTAGAGCCATTTCCTCTGCATGGTTGTATGTTTGTAACTTGATAATCTATAAATCTAAGACCAACACCTGCACTACTTGTAGTACCACTTGCAATATACATATCATTACCAGTAGCACTATTTATACCAATATTACCTTTAGTAGTTCCACCAATTTGAACTGCTATGATTTGCCCTGTATCAGATTCACTAT